AGACGTTTAACCGTTCAACATTCCTATGGTTCAAATACATGTCAATCACTCCGCTAACAATTGTTGTGCGTGGCTCATTGATAGTTACTCGCTCAGGCGGTGGGTCTAGTGAAGTTACAGTTGCAGTCAGGATTAAAAAGTTCGTAGGTGGAGCTGTGACAGACACAACTCAAGTAAGTATCGCTAGATTTAGCGGTGATGCTACACAAACAATTCCTATTATGATTCCAATTGACCTAGACCCATATGATGAGATTACAATTGTAGCTAAACGAGATGCTGGCACTGTAACACTTGGTATCGGCTCTGAATTTATGATTAGCGAGGTATAACATGACAACAGTACAAAGCATTTTATATGATGTACATGCTTTGTTAGCTGAGTATAATGAGGGTGGTGTGATTGCGCCACCTTCTGCCACAGCTACCATTGACACTAACGCTATACGTTTTATCAATATGGCTATGCAAGAGATTTACGACAAGACTAGAACGCTTAAGACTCACAAGATTACCAGGATTCCTACGCCTAACTTACTTGGTAACGGTGCATATCTCAAGTTAGATGAATTTATTGGCGAAGATGTGCCAACAATTGGCGTAACAGGTGCTAAATCCTACTATTTTGAAGTAGATAACGATGCAATTGTTCGCATAGAGGAAAATGTTCTAGGGGTATGGACTACTCTATCCACTATTAACACCACAGGAACAACAGAACTCACATCGTTTAAAGGGCTTATAACGCCATCTAGCGCAACGAACGAAGTTAGATTAGTCTTTACTGGCACAACCTATTATCGCTTCTCTAATGTGGCTTTATACGCCTTTCCGTTCAAGTTAGCAGATATTCCTGAGTACGGTGGTTGGATTAAGTACATCTTACCTTCTGACTTTGGCACACTAGACAAGATTGTTAGTGAGTTTCCTGTTAAGAATTATCAAATTGACAGCTATTACAAGTTTGAAGGCCATAACGAATTGTTCGTTAGCTACGATTACAACGGTGAACTCAGAGTGATTTACTCACCTATTCCTACTTACATCACTAGCTTTACTGATACACTGCCAGTGATCAATCCTAAAGCGATTCAATTCATCACATATTATGTAGCTGCTAAGGTGGCGTTAGAAGAAAACCCTGGAGTAGCTAACTACTTTGAACAGAAATCCAACGAATTAAAGATTGATTCTATGAAGGGTCAACCAGCAAGTGAGCAAGCTATACTCGATGTCTATTCATTCTAGGGGGTAATTATGGCTATAATGAAACAGAATCCAACGCCTAAACCCATAGAGATTAATAAATGGTTGGGGGTTAATGAAGCAGTAGGCGACACTGAAATTAAACTAGGCGAGTCAGTTGTACAGGAAAACTTTAGAATTACTAAGAATTTCAAGCCTGAGAAAAGACCAGGTCATCATGAGTATATTGTGGCAGATGGCGCTATCCGTGGCATGTGGTATGGTAAGTTTAACGAAGTACCTGTGATTCTATTCTCACACGGTGGCAACCTATACAAGCGTGACTTGACAATTGAATCTGAATCGGTTGATATTGATGCTTTACTCGGTGCCGTGTGGGACGATGATATAGCGTGGGACGATAGCAAGATATGGGACGAAGGCGCTACACCACCTTTAGTTGTTGTTGGTGCATTAGCAGACACTAAGACTAGCTTTATTTGGTTTAACGGTGTCGTTCTGATCAGAAATTCAACACAGTATAAACAGTATGACGGCACAACGCTAAGCGATGTAGTCGCATACGTTCCAACGATTGCAATTGCAACACCTCCAACGGGTGGCGGAACAGCGTTTGAACAGCAGAATATATTGACAGCTACTAAGAAACAAGAGTTTATCGCTAACGGAACAGCTACTGTCTATCAACTAGCAGAGACTAATATAGATAACGTTGCGCCTATTGTGACAGTTAACGGAGTAGCTACAACCGCATTTACCTATAGCTTTCCTAATGGTACTGTTACATTCACAGTAGCACCTGTTAACCTAGCTAAAGTAATTATACAGTGGGGCAAAGCTTCTACAGCTAATCCTAGTCTAATATACGGACACCCATACGCCATTGACTTTGGTGTAGGCAATGACACAAACATCTTTATATTTGGTAACTCAGTTGAAAAGAACGTGTTTAGATACTCAATGGTAGGCAAACCTAACTACTTTCCAGCAGATGCGTTTGTTAAAGTAGGCACAGACCAATTTGCACTCACTGACCTAGTTCCGCAGTATCAATCGTTGTTAGCGTTTAAGAGTGGTAACGGTACTAAGATAATCAACCCTACTCCTAACCCTGTGTATGCGACAAACAAAGGTGTTAACCCTTACGACTTCCCATATCAAGACCTTAACGAAGCTGTTGGTAATGTTGCTCCGAAAATGGTACAATTAATTGAGAACAACCCTATCAGCTTATACGGTTCGTCAATGTGGTTATGGGATTCAACAACAGGTATCGAGAGTGAGAGAAATGCTAATATTATCAGCGACCGCTACAAGATTTCTCTACAAGACGAGGACTTAAAAACCGCTGTGACCTATGACAATCAAGATGAAAAGGAATATTGGTGCAACATCGGTGATAAGGTATATGTCTACAACTACGGTAACGATACTTTCTACTCATACACTAACGTATCAGCAAGCGAATTTATGAGCGTAGAAGGTAAAGTTTACTTCATATCCGGTTCTAAAATTAATCGTTTTGATAAAGGTTATTTAGCTGATAAAATGACATTAGGCGATAACATACCTTGTATTCTAAAGAGTGGTTTTAGCGACTTCGGTCAACTTAATTACAGAAAGATTATGAGGGACGAGTGGTTAGCTATCTCACCATCTACTAGGACTTCTGCAAGTATCAAGTTTGTTACTGATAAGGTGTATGAGACCAATGCTCCAACTAGCACTGTTTCGTATAATCTACTAAACTTTAATAACATCGACTTTAGAAACTTTTCATTCAAAGGTAACATTAACCCACAACCTAACAGAATCAGGGCAAAGGTTAAGAAGTTTACCTATTTGCAATATATCCTTGAGAATAATACGAACAACGAGAATTTAACTGTTACAAAATTGTTGCTTCAAGCACAAGCACAGTCTTTAAGTAAGTAAGGGGGACACATGGCAAAATTACAATTTACACCGCCGACATACGCAACGAATAATGTAGAACAGTTGCCAGCTGTAGTAATCGGTGACGAAACAGCAATACAAACCGTATTTGACAAAGTCGGAGTTGATGGTAAAGCTTACACTATTGAGTTATTATCCGAATTAAACGGTAACGAAGGCGCTAATAAGATAGGGTTACTTAATCCTAACTTAGCTTCGTTGTCAGTCGCTGATGCCGTTGAAGAAGTTAGACTAGTAGCTGTACAGGCTCAAGCTGGCACTATCGTAGCTAACTCAATTGACAACTCTAAACTAGTCGCTGACATCAAAGTTGGTAGCCTAGGAACTCTTACAACAACTGAAAAACTAAGTGTAACAGGTGCCATCAACGAGATTGATGCAGACTTATCCACACTATCATCAACAGTTAATGGCGTGTCATCTGTAGCAAGCACTAACACAGTCAACTTATCTATGTTAAGAGAAGCTAAATCAACTACAGGCTCAGCTGTTGCGTATGTACTAGACACAACCGGTACATTTGACTTAACTGTTGACGGTAACAGATTAATGTTTAGACCAAATGTAGCAAACACTGGTTCTGCCACGCTTGCTGTAGATGGTCAGACAGCCGTAGAACTTAGAAAGATAAACGATTCCGGTTCTCCTGTAGCTTTGGAAGCTAGAGACCTTAAACAAGGTGTTCCTGTGGAATTCGTTAGGAGCGTAGCAGATAATTTTTTTATCTTGCGCCCTAGTGGCGGTAGTAATATAAAATCAATTCAATATGGTTCAGTTTCAAACATTTGGTCTAACACACTCACCACGGTAAATGTAACAATAAGCGCAATAGACCCATTGAAATCTATTATAATTTCAAATTTTCATACTTCTGCATCTGCAATAAATTCGGCAACATTTGCAGAAATATTAAACTCTACAACAATAAGATTTACAAGAGGGAACGGGGTTAACAATGTTGCAAACTTAGAATGGACAGTTATAGAATTTAATAATGTAAAAAACAAACAGTCAGGTGTTTACGTACAATCAGGTAATCTTGTTTTTGAGAATATAACCGTTTCTTCGTATAATATCGGAAAAACAATTTTAATTGCTACCACAAGAACAGGGCAAAACTCAACCGTTCAAGAAATGTATTCATCTTTAATAAAACCAGTATCAAGCACTCAAATAGCTATAAGGTCAGCATCAAGTGGAGAAACTAGTTGGCAATTACTAGAATTTAATTAATGGTGGAGGTGTTTTTAATGTCTAGATTTTTAACAATTAAAAACGGAAAAATAACAAGAGAAAGAACCTTTACAGAAATTGTAGATGGTGAAATATTGGACGATGGAACTTATGGTACAGTCGGACAAGTATTAATCAACGATTCATGGGTAGACGACCCTGTAGAGATTGCAAATAACATCAGGTCAGCACGCATACAAGAGTTGAAAATGGAAATAACAAATAAAAAGCTACTCGACATGGATTGTGTAGCAGAACAAAACGAACTTAGAACACTACTTGGCTTGTGAGGTGATTAGATGGCGACTAATTTAAGAGATTACGCACTACAGCAAGGATTAAGAGTTGGTTACAATCCTAACACTAAAGAGGTGGCTATAGGCGAGAAGGCATTTACACCTCAACAATTACAATCAATGGGTGGACAGTTAACCAACGGTTCATGGGCTTTCAATGACCCCACTAAACTAGCACAGTTTAACGCACAACCACAGGTTACTCAGCCTGTGGCACAACCAGCAGTCGCACCGGTAGCGCAACAACCACAAGGTAAAACCATTGAACAGTTGATGGCAGAAATCACACAGCAACAGCAAGCTAAGAAGGTGGCAGACTTTAACCAAGCCTTTGCGACTCAGCGTGCTAGACTAGAATCGGAAAAGCAAGCACTCGAACCTGTGTATGCAGAACAAGGTAGACAGCTATCAGTAGCAGACACCATGGCTAGAAAGGCTATTGAGAATCAACTGGCTATGCAAGGATTATCAGGCAGTGGCGCAATGGGTCAGCGTGAAGCGGAACAGAACATGATCAGTCAAGGTGCTATGGGTAACTTAGGCTTACAACGAGCATCAGCAGAAGCTAGTATTGGTCAACGTCTATCCGATGCACAGCGTGACCGTGATTATGGTATTGCAAGTTCTAACATTGACTTAAGTTCACAGACCGCACAGAACCTTCTAGCGAGACTTCAACAACAAGAAGGTTACGCTAGGCAAGATGCTCAGTTAGCTGACGAGAGGGCTTATAACAAGTCTCAGGATGATATTACGTTAGCTAGGAATGAACAAAACACATCTAGGCAACGTGAACTTGATACCATCGGGCAATATGGAAATGACTATCAAGCTGAGATTAACCGTAGACAATCCACAGCAGACACCGCAGACGATTGGCTCATACCTTATCTAACAGAAGCTAGAATGGGTAAGATTAGCGGTATCGAGCAAGCCAAAGCGCAACAAGAAGCTGAACTTTACAAGCGTGCTGTAGCAGAGCAAGAATATCTTGATAAACAGAAAATCCAAGCTGAGAAAGAACGGATTGCTAAAGAGGAACTCAGAATTAAGCAACAAACAGCTAATAAACCTAAACAAACGTCAACACCAAAGACAACTACCAACCCGAATAACTTAGGTTTCCTTACGGAATAATAGAAAGAGGTTGCCATGGCAAGTCAAACAGATAAAAATCAATGGAGTAGTGTTCTTAAAGATAAATCTGTCTATGATCAACTAACAGAACCTAACAAATATAAGTTTTGGAAGTTCGGTTTAAAGAACAATATGTTTCCAATTGATAAAATTGGCCCTAATTCGCGTAATGAAATGAATAAATATATCAGTTCTCAAGAGTTGAATGTTTATGGTAGTGCAACGATGGCTAAACAAACACAGGCGTACAAAGAATATGAGTCATCTCCAGTTCAAGTTGCTACTAAAAAAGCAGAGCAAGACAAATTTAAAAAGCAAGTACAGTCACAGCAATCTGCAATTAATGTAGCTAATGCACCAAAGATGCCAGGTATTATGCCTAAATTTGTAGCTGAACAACCTAAAATTAACATGCAAGGGTCTTACCAGTCGCCTAAAGCTAGCATTATGCCTAGTTTTTTAGGTAAAACACCACTAAAACCACTTGATAAAGTTATTGCTGACGATAAACCTAGTAAGCGTATACAAGAAGTGTTACTTGGTGTTGGTGCTAAACCTACTCCTGAAGAACGTAAACAAGCTAATGATTATGCAGCTAGAACTAAGCAAGGTGCTTTTGCTAGTGGGTTTTGGAAAGGCGTTCCGTTTGGCGGTTCTGCTCCAATGTATAAAGAGAACAAAGAAGCTATTGCAGAAGGTCAAGCAAAGTTTCCTAAGTCAGCTACTGCTGGTGCTATCACTGGTGGATTAACTGGTCAAGGCCTAACATACGCTATCGCATCACCTGTTATCGGTGCTACTAAAGCTGGCAAAGCATTACTCGGACTTGGTAAAGGTGCTATTGGTGCCTTTGCTGGTAAACAAGCACTTGAGTTAGGTGTTGACGTGGCTATTCAGACACCACAGGAAGTTGTTAAAGCAATCAACAATGGTAGTACATTCGGTGAGTTTGCTAAATCATGGGGAGAGAACATGGCATTGTCTGTTTTATTTAACGGTGCTATCGGTGGCGGTGCAGAAGGTGTCAAGGCCTTCAAGAAGGCACTTTCTAGCGCAGATGCTTTAAAGTCAATGTCTAACTTAGGTGTTGACCAAAAAACCGTTACAGACGCATTTAAAGCATTAGAGAGTGGCAACCCTAAACCGCTACAATTACTATCTGATAATGTTCAACGTGGCGTTAAACCTAGAGCAAATGTTCCTGACTTACAACTACCTGGTAAACGTCCAATTTACGTCAACCCACAAGGCACAGCTAGCAAATCACTTGCACAGGCAGAAATGCCGATTGATATTCCTAGTGGTAGATTAGCGTTACCAGCACCATCACAATCTAGAGTGATTCAACCGAAAACGCCAACACTTTTACCTAAACAAAGCACATATAAAAAAGCTTACCACGTTACAGATTATGAATTTGATACATTTGATCGTTCTTTCCTAGGAAGAAACACAAGATCAAACACAGACGACAAAACAGCTATAAAAACAGCAGAATTAGGATTTTGGTTTTCTGACAAAGACCTAAAAAAAGAAACAGGCAGTTTGTTTTCTAAACAATTTGATTTAGATATAAAAAATCCATTAGTGCTAAAATCAACAAACGAATTAAAATCAAAGCTAAAAAACAAATCCGCAGATAAACTTGTAAGTGAATTAAAATCAAAAGGCTATGATGGAATTGAATTGCTTGATGATGTTGAGTTTGGCGGTAAATCTTATATTGCGTTTGAACCAAGCCAAGTAATTAAGCAACAAAAATTATCTGAACCGTTTGACTTTTCGGCTAAAGTAACCAAAGAAGTACCACGCACTATCACACATAACGAACTAGCAGAACAACGCCTAATAGACCTTGGTAACAAAGTTCGTAGCGGTCAAGTGACTAGAGAAGAAGGTGAAATAATTGCTAGACGATTGGTTGAAGAAGCACAAGCGTCTAAAGCACCTACCACAGACCTAGAATCACGGTTAAAAGCGTTTGGCGATGAATCTAGGACAACTAGTATGGGCGCTGAAATGAATGCGCCTAGAACTGATTCTCCTACACTAGACGTTGACATTCCAAAAGTTAATACTAAATCAATGGCAGTTGAAATGGAACCTACAGACATAGCCAGAACATCTGCAAGTTTAGATGAAATACCAAAAACTAATTACAAAACCAGAGTCGAAGAATCTATAAAATCATCCATTAATGATATACCTAAATTAAAAGATTTGGGCACTACTAGCAGATGGACAACTGACGTTTATAGAAACTTTGAAAAGGTGTTTGGCGATAAGTTTGTAGAAATAAAGAAATCTATTTTAGACCCATTTGACAGAGCAAAGGGAGCAAGAATTGACGATGAAGTTTTTCTGACAAACAAGTTAAAAACAGATATTGTTGATAATCTTGGAATTAAAAAAGGTTCTAAAGAGAGTGCAACTGTCCAGCAATTTGGTGAAGGCAGAATAACTTACGAGGATGTTGTTTCTAAATTCGGAAAAGATAAAGCTGATAAAATTGTAGAAGCTGACAAGTGGTTTAGAGAACGATATGACGCTTTGCTAAGTGAAATAAATGCGCCTAGAGTAGAGCAAGGTAAAGAAGTTATTCCGCAACGTAGTGATTATTATAGACATTACAAAGAAATGGGTGATAGTTTTCAAGGTATTAAAAACATATTTGAGAGTAATCAATTGATAAGTCCTAGATTAGAAGGCTTATCAGAGTTTACAAGACCTGGCGAGAAGTGGGCTAGTTTTAAGCAAAGAAGAACGGGAAATGCTGAATTTACTGATGATGCCGTTGGAGGATTTCTAGACTATGTTAGGGCTGGGACGTATGCAAAACATATAGACCCACAAATAAATAATTTTAGAATACTAAGAAACCAACTTGCAAACGCAACGGAAGAAACCAAAAACATTAATAATTTTATAGGTTATCTCGATGAATTTGCAAACGGTCTAAGTGGTAAAACCAACAAATTTGACAGAACGGTTCAAGATTTAATTGGTAGAAAAGCATTTTCTGTGCTTAATATGTTGAATTCTAGAGTTAAATCAAATGCAGTTCTAGGCAATCTTTCGTCATCATTGTCACAAATAGCAAACATTCCGCAAGGATTAGCACATGTCAAGAACCCCAAACACATAGTTGGAGGACTTGACGGGTATTTCAAATCTGTAGTTGGCGCTGGTGATGATGTTCTTTACAAACAGTCTGACTTTTTAAAAGAAAGGCTTACCCATTCATTTTCTCAGTTTGACACAAAGATAATAGATCAGCCTAAAAAGTTAGCTGGGTGGTTGCTTGGTGCTTTAGATGAAACTGGTTCTAAGTTTATTTGGTCTATGAATTACAGAAAAGCAATTGCTGACGGTGTAGAAAATCCAATTAAATACGCAGATGATATCACAAGAAAGCTGATTGCTGGTAGAGGGATTGGTGAAGTGCCTGTATTGCAACAATCAAAATTATACCAAGCAATAGCGCCTTTTACATTAGAGGTTAATAATCTATTAAAGGTTCAAAAGGATTTTTTAAAGAAAAAAGATCTTGCAGCTTTAGCAATACTTTATGTGTCTAATTATTATTTAAATAATGCTATTGAGTCCGTAAGAGGTAGCGGTGTTGTATTTGACCCTATTCGTTCTATTCAAAACGCATTTGAAGGTGAAGGTGACTTTGGTGATAAGTTTGTTAAAGTGCCTGGTTATTTGGGTGCAGAAGTTTTAGGGAGTGTTCCGTTGGGTTCTTCCGTAGCATCTATGTACCCAGAGTACGGCTTTAGTGTTGGTGATTATAAATCTCCATCAAGAAAAGATTTGTACGGTGGAGAACAAGACCCAACACGATTCGGAACAGGTTCGCCTATTGTAAAAGCAATACAAGACCCTGTTAAAAATTTATTGTTGCCATTTGGTGGTTCTCAGGTTTCTAAAACAATTTCCGGACTAAAAACAACAGGTGTTTTACCTCAAAAGGTTATGATTCCGACAACGAAACAAGAACAAGATGCAGAGAGACAAGCTACTTGGAATGTAATGTCAGAAGAGGAACGCAAAGACACCAAGAAAAAAGACATACCAGTTATTAAAACTAAGTCATCAAAAGAAAAATTAGAAGCGTCTGTCACTAAAACAGGTAAAATCAGAACCGGTGTTGATGTAACCCCTACTAAACTATTACAAGCTGCTTTATTTGGTGGTAGCGCACCAAAAGAAGTTAGAGAGTTTTACAAAGGTAGTGGTGTTCCTTTTGGAGAGGTTCAAACAGCTAATGCGATTGCACTATCAAAAGATAAAGATATACTTTTAAAGGACATTTTAAAAGCAATGCAAGCTGTAAGAGAGGTTGACGCTAAAAAGAAAGACGACATAACCGATGTGTTGAAAAAAATACAACTCGATAAAAAAGAAAGGGACAATATTTTAAAATCTATTTACGGTTTTAAGGTAGAAAGTAACAAATAATCTCACACGGGGGTTTATCACCCCTCTCTTTTCTGATACACTTAGTAAAACGGAGGTATCATATGGACGAAGCAATCTTGGAAACATTGAAGCTAGCTAACAAGGCTGTAGAGCAGACCAACAAACTCAATAGACACCTGACAACATGCTTATCAATCATCTTGTGTACAGCGTTCATTGTTTTAGGATTGTGTTCTGCCTACTCTACACACATGACTTACGCTTATGATTACAGAACTGAAAATGTCAACCGGAACATAAACGAGAATTCTAACAAGGGGGATTAACCGATGCCAAGAAAACCACCTAAGCCACCTAAGCCACCTAAGCCACCTAAGCCACCTAAGCCAAGGGGGAAATAGTTATGGGAGAGACTATTCACGTATGTTCAAGCGCCGCTAAGATTGACAGCTTAGAGCGAGAACTCGAAAGGGTTAGAAACACCACGGCAGAAGATCACGACCTATTAATGACCATCAAGGTACAGGTTGGCATGATTCTAGTCGAGGTCAATAAACTTACTGGCGAACTCAACAAAATAAACTCACAACCAAGCGCAAGGTATGAACGTCTAAAGTTGGTATTCTTCTCTGCAATCGTGGCATCTATAGGCACGTATGTAGCCACTTGGATGATTAACAAACTATAGGGGGTAACATGAAAACACCATTCAAATCAAGTGCACGTCTTACAAGTCCGTATGGCCCACGTAAAGCGCCAGTACCTGGGGCATCGACTGTTCATAAGGGTGTAGATTTTGTCATCAATGACAAGGTTGTATGTGCATCAGAGGGTGGCACTATCCGTAGTGTCAATCTAAATGCTAACAAAGATAGTGCTGGCCGTTATGTAACCATCACACACATTGACGGTAAGATTACAAAGTATTTTCACCTAGAAAGCACATCTTGCAAAGTTGGCCAGTTAGTCAAACAAGGCGAGCAAATTGGCATAATGGGCAACACTGGTATTGGTTCAGGCCCACATCTACACTTTGAAGTATGGGTTAATGGGGCACACGTTGAGCCAACACAACACATCGGTATTGTGAACAAGGTTGGTACGGTTACTCCTATTCCTGTACCTGTACCCGAGTGGGAAAAGATTGTTAGAGCAAAGATGACTAGCGCTGATGATTGGGTGGAAGTGATCCGTTCTCGTATCGCTCACGGTAAAACGGTGGACAGCATCGAACAATACTTCGGTGAATTTATTGTTAAGCTAAGTAAATAGGGGGTATCATGCTAAAACTAATTTTAAAACGTCTAACTAACACCACTACATTAATCGCCGTGGCTTCTGCTATTGCTCTGCTAATCAAGACATTCGGTGTTAACATCGACCTGGAGCAGTACGACACCATCATCAATCTTATTTGTACCATCGGTATATCAATAGGTGTGCTAGGTAATCCCGACACAGAAGGGTTATCATAGAGCTTGCTAGAGCTACTTAACTAGCTGATTATGCTAATAGCATAGAAAGGCCACTTAATCTACAATAGACTGAGTGGCCTTTGTTTATTCTATAATTAAATTAAGTAAGTCAATTTCTTCTTGCAATTGTTTTTTAGGTTTCCAGTTTTCTATAAATTCTTCTGCTTCATTCATTTGTTCGGCTTTTGTGTCCCTGTAACTAGTTATTTTCATTCTGTAGCAATAGTAGCACCAAAAGTTAGAAAATACCTTGCGTGATAATTCTTTGTAGGCCACAGAATCTTTACCACCTAACACTTCTGTAACCTTTAATTTTCCAAGTCGATGAACCTTATTAGCACCTTTTGTATCAACTGTGAGATTCTCTTTTAAATAATCCGTCTTTGTCTCAACTTCTTTTATAGCGAGTTCATGTTGGTCTGCTTTGTTTGCCAACTTAATGACATCACTTTGTAATAGTTCGATTTTCTTTTTAGTCAGTTGCATTTCAAAATCTTTCAATTGCTCTAAGCCCATACCTTCTAAATTAATCAATTGATTCATATTCTACCCCCACGTAGTTAAAGTTTAAAAGACTGTTAATTTCATTAAGCCACAATGTGACACTGTTCAATACAGCTTCTAGGTTTTCTCTAGCCACAGGATCATCTAGTCGCTTTAAAGACTTTGAATATCTAACTGGTGCTAACTTCTCTTTCAAAAGCTTCTCAATTTCAAATTGTAAAGTCGATAAATCCGTTATCACTCTAACCTTGTCTAATAATTCCGTTTCTTTTCTAGTCAAATCTTGTATTCTATTTTCTATGTGTTCATAATCTTCAACCCTTGCCTTTGTAGACACATAAGCTTTTTTTAATGTTTCTGTGTAATCGTTCAACTTAGCAATGCTCTGTTCTTTAGCTTTTAAGTCATCTTTCAACTTATCATAATCGGCCGGTTTTCGTTCAACAACCTTTTCAATTGTTCTAGGTGGCTTATTGCGTTCCGATTCTAACAATCGCTCTAGTTCCTTTTTATCCTTTATAGCTTGCTGCAGTTCTCTAGTTGTCATTTCGTCAACTGGTGTCGTTGCTATAAATTCTTCTCGTTGCTCTTGTGGTAGGTCTAGTAATGCGAATATTTTACCTGTTCCCAAATTGTTAAACGATGAACAATTTAATTCTTTTGCAACTCTCATAAATTTATTGGCTGCATTCTGGCTAAACTCCACCTCACTCTCTAGCCACTTACCCCACTCGCCATGCGGTAGTTGCTCTTTGACTTTTATCAGTCGTTTACCTATCTCTATAATGTTTTGCGCTGTCTGATTCTTTAATAGCACAATTTCAGTTGTCAACTGATTAATATTTGAAAGTTCGTTCATACTAAATCCTCAACCTTCTTAATTGTAATTACACCGTTATTGGCAAGTACAACAACTTCATCATCAATATCAAATCCGCTCAATTTCAATACAGTAGGGCTTAGCGAAACCACAACAACATTACCTGTTCTTCTTATCTTAGCCATATATAAACCTCTCTTTCATAATCATTATACACTATAATCAATTGATTGTAAATACTTATCTACATAGAAAAACCGCCTTATCAGCGGTCGTCACTACTCCATATAACCACAGTAAACACTACCACCATCACTATAAAAGCTAGGTAACCATGTATCATTTTACACCATTCAAATAGTCGTAACACGGTGCACACACCAACTCGCCATGACCAACCTTCCTGTAGTCTACACCTTCTAGTAACTCCATCTGATCACCGCACACGCCACACTTCGTATAACCTACCACCTTAGCGTTATGGCGTTCTTTTGCTACATTACTTGACATGAGTCCTCCTAGTTATCTGGCCATATAAGCTTTGTACCACAGTTAGAACAATAACTTTCGTGTTTTGTATTTAACTCTCTATAACAATATCCGCAAACTGTATCGCTGTAATCGGCTACTTCAACGCCAACCCCTTGCTCTTTGCGGTCAAGTTGGGTAGCTTTTGCTTCGAGTTCGTCAAGTTCTTTGTACACATCAGCACCCATTGTAACTATTCCTTGCAATGAATAAAGTCGTTCTCTAGTTAATTTCGCCTTCATTACTCCACCATCGCTTTCAAGTCGTTATGTTTTGCGTATATATCGATATCGCAGGTATTTCTATTTGCTTCACAAATAACAACTTATAATTTCTGTTTTTTAAAGCTCTTTTAATTCTTTGTTTAACGGATAACTTAATAATTTTAGTTGGTTTAATAACTTCATACCCGTAACAATTTCTGTAGTCCATCGCTCCACCTCAGTCTCTCGGGTCCATAAATCCGTATTTTACATAGCGTTCGTAACACTCAGGACAAAACATCTGTCCTTCTTCAACTTCTACCTTGTGGCAAATTACGCAGTATTCCATTAGTCACCAACTTTCTGTTTAGGGCAAACTTCAATTTCTTCTACCCATTTACCTTTGTAGGGCTCATGGTCGCACCCCATAAAAAATATATTATTCTGACAATATACTTTTCGCCGAAAACTACAATTAGCGCATCTATTATAGCTATGCATATCACTTTTCATCACTCACCAACTTTCTTATTCACATTTTTAACTTCTTCCCTGGCTAGGTCTAGAGCGTCAAGAAAATCTAAACCTTTGTAGCGTTTAATGATTTCGTTAATGTCATGTAGTATTTTCATTATTCAACCTCCCAAAGTCTGTGTATTGCAACTCCTAAAAACTGTGATATTTTATAACCTTTACTGACTAGAGGTTGCGTACCTCTGCAATATTTCATGTGATTGTTAGGGCTAATGCCGATTCTGCGGTACATCTCTGACAAACTACAACCATTCTTTGCGCAATAAGCGTTTGTGTAACGTTCGTATGCGTTCACTTCATCACGCTCACTTTCTTCATCAGATCAATAAACATGGTTGTTATCTCTGACAATCTACACTCGATGCCCATCATTGCTTTAGTCAGTCGCACAACCTCTGCGGTTAACTCACCTTTTGATAGTTCATTATTAGGTGTTTTTTGAAACGTAACATTTGACTGACACCAACTGCAAACCATTAAACCATCAGGTATAGGCTTATTACAACACGTGCATCTATTTTGATTATCCACTATACACCTCGATTTTCGTATGTAGTCACATCTTGAATGTTGATATACCTATTCTTATTGACAATTTTATTAGCTTTGCAAAACTTAGCCTGTACCTTTAGCGACTCAGACAACGTTTTGTGTGCGCCAATGTCAGTTTTCTTTAAACCTTTTTCCTCATACACATACACATTGAATGTTCCGTGTGTGCTAGGTTGAATCCATACGGTGCCGAAGTGTTCAATCATCTTCTTGTTAAACTTAATCTTAGCTGATCGCTTGTCATACGCACTCATACCCTTTGTTTCACAACTGGTCATTATGTAGCACCAAGCCTTATGCTTCTCGCAGTAACCTTGGTCAAGGTGTGAACATTGTTTAACGACTTCCTTTGCACCCATAAGGTTATCTAAATGATTTATACTCCGTGTGTTAACTCCTAAATTTAAACCTGACATCTATCTACCTCCGTAAAAAATTTCTTGGTTTCAACCTCACCACACTTAGTTATGCAATTACTACACACAACTTTTGTACCTTCCATGGTGCAATTTTCGCACCGTTCCTCTTTTTCCTGTTTGGTTACCATGTGATCTCCTTATAATTTTATGTAAAGTGGACAAATCGCCCACTGTCTACCTACCATGGCACATCATCTCCATCATCGATAGCTTTAAAGTCATTTGCAAAGTCATCGTCAAACGCAACATTGTCAAGTCTTTCGCAATCAAATGCAAATACTGTGAAGTTTAGGTAAGCTTTCTTGTGTTCTTTATTGTAAACGTTCGTCATTTTAGCTTTCGTTACAGTGATTCTATCCTTATCCGTTAACTTAGAAGCTTTATCTTTACAATTTCCCACAAACGCCACAAACCAACTTGAGTTTTCAAAAGTGTTGTCTTGCTTTTTCTCACTAGTTGATAGTGATGCTTTGACTACCTTATCCTGTGGCTCAACTCGGAACACGGTTCCTTTAATATCTTTTAACCAGATCATTTCAAACCCCTTTCTTTCTCTAGCGCATCAATCGCTAAGTCGATAAAATCATTTAAGTTTAAGTTCATTTTAGCAGCCATCACCCTAATCCGAGTGTGGAGTTCTTCTTCAAAGCTATAGGATTTTTGTTTCTTCATACCGTCACCACCTTTCACTATTATAATACATTAATTTAATAGTAATGTCAAGTGGTTAATTCGTGAATCTCGACCACAACCCGAGGGTTTTCTTTGTCGACATAAAACTGATCGCTGAAACCTTTAACACACTTTTGATTATCATTCTTCAACACACCAGAAGCCACCAGTGAATCTAGGATGAATTTTTTGGCAAACGATATGTTGTCACAATCTCTGCGTGTATCAGGCTCGTACCAGTAAAACTCTAACCGTACAGGCACATTGTATTGTGCCCACTTAGGGATATACAGGCTAATGAGCTGTTCTGTGTCATATTTCATTTTAGCACCAGCATAGCGGTTGCGCCTGTTCTCTCTAGTGTATTCGTTTAGCCCAGGCAATCGTCCCGGTATGATCATTCTCAATTGTCCACCTCTATCTTCATCTGATCCACATCAACCAAACCACTATTAAATCTACAATTCTTACTCACCGGATGACCAACTGTCATGGCACGTTTGCTGTATTTTGACTTCTGTATATGTGATCGACAACGCCATAGATTAGTGGGCATCATTTCACCGTTGATGGTGGAGTAGAGTGTCTCGTGCCAAGTGCAACTTTGACATGTGACCATTATTCTACACCCATCCACAGTTCAAGCAACCTAACTTCCTCCGCACTCATACCCTCTACACTAATCTCCTTCGTTCCACCATTCATAATCACATTAGACACCACAGCACCTATACCTACTGTACCAGCACACACCGCTGTAGCGATAGCCCACGCTAATAACTCTTGTCTATTCATCTTTAACCTCACTTTCTAAGCCTACCTCAGCCAATCTAACTAACTCGTCAATATTGTCATACGCTTCTTGTATCGCATCCGCTCCGTCAATCCGTAACAGTCCTGTGTAAGCTGTGTATTCCGCAAGCTCCTTGATGATTAGCTTGATACTCTTAGCCATTCCGTTAATGTCCATGTTACTCTCCTTTGTTAGGGTCGGTTAGTGAGCAATAATTCCATTTTGATGCAATTGTTTCTGTGTGCGATGTTTTTCCTTCTATAAAGCAAAATACATTTGTGTTGTCATAACCAGAAAAATGTCTATGTGACCACTTGTCATATTCACGAGTTCTAACCCACACAGGCGTATCAACCGCAACTTTTGACCAGTTGATAACTTCGGTGAATTCAACTATTAATAATTCGTGTAAAGAATACCAGTTTTTTATTTCAAATTTTGCGCCACTGAGATGTTCACAATATAAGTTCATGTTTTCCCCAATAACCCATTCATTATCATTTGAATCTTGAAACGTGCAACCTACTTTTGTGAAATCAATCTCCCATATTCTCATACGCTCCACCTTTCGTTATAAGCCACTTTTTATCTAAGCGGACAGTAAGTATTGTCGCTATGTTAAAATGTCGCTACGGTTGGTTTAAACCTTGCTGAGTGTCTTTTGAATTGATTCTAGTATAGATTTATCTATCTCGCGTTGCATTTTTAATAATTCAATATCTTCACTCAACTTTTTAAGAGTAATTTCGATTGTTTCTACCTTGCGTTCCAATCCGTAAAAGTCACCACTGCTATTATACAAATTATCTCGTTCCATACTACACCCCTTTTATCCCCAAAGTTCCTCTACCGTCGTCTTTAATACCCTAGCTATCCTAATAGCCTTGTCACATCGTGGAAGTGACCCGTTGCAATACTCATAGTATGCGTTTTTAGATAGTCCTAGCGTTCTGCAAAATGTTGTTACCGACATATCTAATCTTAGCATGTGAGCGTTGGCAGCTTGTGCAAATTTATTTGTCATCGTTAAACCTCAACCATGGTAAATCGCTTGTGATGTCAAGCCCATCGTGTAGCTGTTCAATTCTTTCTAACCGTTTGCAAATATCAACAAGTGATTCAAGTATAAAGTCAATTTTTTCTTCAATCTGCTTATTATCCATTATGCACCTCTTTCTATCGGATGTATTTATTTCTAGGATCTTTCAATTTGTAATAAGGAAATTCAGGATAACCGCACCGTTTTGCATCTTCAGGCAGCCAATAATCATCAACATCACTATTATTTCTATAACTATTAAGCTTATCAACACACCTGTCGCACAAGTGCATTAAATGCCTATGATAATAATTAACATCAATAAAGTTATATTCGGGGTTAGTGGGTGATTTAGTTGCTTCTACACCGCAAAATTGACATTTGTCAGAACTTTCTTTATTAATCATTCGCACTCTCCTTTACAATCTGTTCCGTTAAAAACTGATATACTGCGCCTGTTTTATCTTTGCCTCTCCAAAATCTTTTACCTTGAAAGTGTTCGACTATTTCCACAACATCCATAGCAATTTTTATCTTCATAACACCACCTCTTAAAATGGTAACACTTCAAGTTCTTCAGTTTCTCCACACTTTAAAAACTTTTTCCAGTCACCGGCGAATGACTTGTTAGTTTCTTTGTTGAAAAATCTTGTAGACTTAACATGAAACCTATAAAAAAAATCTTTTCTTGGTGCCTTTACTCTGTTCTTTAGCACTCTAATTATAGTTGTGTAATAAACATCAGTCCTGCCTTCAACAAATTGACGATACATTGGGTCAACTGGTTCTCCGTTTATTTTAGCTTCAGGATCAAAAGAACGTTCAACCGCAATTATATAATCCGCTGTATTTGTTATTGTCTTGGAACCATTAACGTCAACTTTATTAAGCGGTGTATATTCCCTGGACCCTTGCTTGTTCGGATGTGCTATTAAAAAGATATGAACACCTAATGTTTTAGCAAACCTTTTCAACTGGTCAATCATTCTTGATTCATTCTGAGCAGTTGAATCAGTTGATTGGTCAACAGCAGTCATCATGTTATCTATAAAGAAAACCTTGATTCCTAAAGTTCTGTAAGCTGATTCCATGATTCTAAACATTCTATCTTGGCTTTTCTCTTTTCCATTTATCACATCTTCGTATAGCCAAAATCTGTCTTGATACCATTTTTTAATAGCTACCCTGTATTCATCTTTTATAAGTTCGACTTCTTCGCCATACTCGTCAATTATTTTGTAGTAAGCATCTGAGTTTTCTGCTGCTATCTGAGATATAACCCATTCTTCCACTTTATACTCTGACAATTCACCTGAATACAAGAAAACTTGTTGAGTCTTTAATATCTCTGTAATTATCTGAGAAATGTAGGTGCTTTTACCTTCATTATCTCGTCCAAATATAACACTCAATGCACCATACTCAAACCCTTTTAAATGTTTGTCAACGTCTTTGAATCCTGTTTCAAATTTAAGAGTAGCACTGTCAGATGATCTAAGTCTTCCCATATTGACAAGCCCTTCGATTCTCGGTGCTAGTAAGTCATCAACAAAATCAGATAAAGCTTCAACTCCGCACTTCATCAATAATTCATTAGCATCTTTGTATTTAGGGTGATAATCGACAACGCATTTATCTATACCAATTCTTTTACGTATGTCATCTGCTTCAGATATACCAGTCTTACCATCATTATCAGCCCAAAATATAAAGTTTTTAACTTTGTCGATAAAGAATGAACAATTTTCAATCCAATCTTTGTTAGATATACCTGAAGGTACTGATAGCACATTATCATATACAGCGGATACGCTTATAGCATCTATATGACCCTCTACTATGATTACAGGCTTATTAGTATCTATTCTATCCATACCGAATAAAATTGTTTTGTTGCCTGTGTTCCTTCTGAAATCCTTCTTGTTTATAAACCTTGATGTTTCTAGTACAAACTTCTTTCTTTCGTTGATGTGTTTAAATATGATCACTTCATCTTGACCAATAAACATTGAAGCCAAATCCCATTTATCAGCGACTTGTTTCGTTATACCTCTTGACTCGAACCATTGGTAAGCAACTTTTGTTAATGGCTTATAACAATTTTCAGTTGGTGCTGTGAATGATTTCTTGGTGTAACCTGAAGTGAGTTCTATTCCTAACTCCTCAGCTACTTTAGATTTAGCATCCACAAATGACATGCTTTCGAAGTCTTGATAGTATTCATAAATATCTAATGTCTTTTGGCACACCATACACTTAAAAACATTACCTTCCTCAAACCAACTAAAACTAGGTTCTGTATCATTATGAAAAGGACACCGGATAAACTCATTTCGACCTGTCCTTTTTATCGTTTCGTTAAGTCCTGAAGCTATAATGTCTTTTGCTCTGTTGCCTAGCATCGATTTAAGTTCTTTAGTATCCATCAATCCTCCCCATTATCATAGTATGTTACAGGCTGTTTGTATTCTTTTGGTTGACTTTGTTGTTTTTGTGGTTTATTTTTCTTACTCTGCATTGTTAACGTGTCAAACTTTTCTCTTAATTTTGAAGTTGATAAAATGTTAGCCTTCCAAAAGTTATCATTTTGGCTAAAATCAATTATAGTTTCAATCTGTTCATGCGTTCTACCATCTAACCTAATCATAAAGTCAATGTGCTTACACCACGACTGTATATTTTGTTCTTTACAGGCAGGGTTATTCTTCCTCATAAGATCAAATAATAATTTACTAAGTCTGTATTCGTCAGAATCAGGCACAAAGGTTTTTACATTCTTTTCAGTCTTATCAGTCTTAACACTCTTCTTTAGTGTTGCTTGGCTGTTGCTTGGCTGTTGGAACGCTGTTGCTTCGCTGTTGTTTGGCTGTTGCGAATCGCCTTCAAAGCCAGTGTTATCAATTGGTAACGCTGTTGCTTCGCTGTTGAAATAATTATACTTTTGATAATTTACTATCGAATAAATTGTTGCACCTGATTTTCCAACCTTGCCAACCTTCTCTATCATTTGTTCTTGAATCAATAAATTTACGAGTTTGTACAACTTATTAGAATTGATGTTGAGTCTTATACTCCATGTGTTTCTACTAAATAAGAAGTGACCTTGGTAAAGCATGTATAGGCTACCTTCGTAAATATCCTTTTTAGGTTCTTCTGAGAATCTTGCTCTAAATAACATATCTACCCACACTTTAAAATAATCTGAATCTTTATATATCCAGTGTTTCATAACCTCCCTTCTTAGTGGGAGAAAGTTCTTTAAACTCATTATTACCCCTTTCTTAAGTTACGCTTAATTCATACTCATGATATTGAAGAGCACATTCTTGATGAGTGTTTATAAAATCAGTAGCATCTTTTAAGCTTTTAAAGAAAAAATGAGTAGAATAATTAAAGCAATCTACAGGAACACCTTTTTCACCAAAAATTTCATGCGATCCTTTTACAACCAATTGCCACTCTATGGGCATTTTACACCTCTTTCTATTCAACAAGTTCATCAAGTGTTACACCAAGTACAACAGCAATTCTTTTCAATGTATCAATACTAGGGCTGACTAATCCGGTTTCCCACCTACTAATATACAATTCCCTAACACCGATCTTATCCGCTAAATCTTTCTGAGTCATACCTAATGCCTTTCTAGCTTTTCTCATACCTAACATGTTTGTTACCTCCTTATGATATAATAATACACGAATTGATTATACTTGTCAACATTATTTGTATTTAAAAAGTGTTTAGATTATTGTACACTACAAATTTACCGCCAGCAATTAAAAAACCCCAGGTTAGTGGGGTTGGGTGGTTACTTGAATATTTGTTTTTTTATCCAGTTTTCAAAATCTTCTTGAAGTCTGATTAAATTAGTTTCTTTCATAATGTATAACATGTTGTTACGATCAATTGTTGTTGCTGAGTTTGGTTCTTCTACATTTAACATAGATTTAAAATGTTCTTCTTTGTAAATGTAACGCAACTCAGAAATTAAAGAATAAACAATTTGCTTTATATCAAAATCATAGTAGTATCGCTCGCTATTTTTATGCACCCACTCGCAAGGTTCAAAGGTTGAGTCTACTAATTCATTGTGAGGTATAGATACAGAAATCCATTCTTCCTCATTCAACACTTGGTATTTACAGCGTTCATCAATTCTTATTTTAAAAGAACCTTTGTCTCCACATGGACTTGTGCGAATATACGCAACCATCGGTTCAATTTCTGAAAATTTTAACATAAGTCACCCCTTAATAGTCGCCACCTAATTTTTTAGATGTCATGCGCTGGATTGAATTTCTGCGGACTTCTGCTGTTTCGTGCTTGTTTCTGTTTTTCTCATACTCAGCTGCTTTGTAGATACTCTCTTGATTTTTAAATTTCAGATAGCCATCACAGGTACTATGGCAATATAACTTGCGTTTTGGTGGTACGCAACCGTGGCATGGATTAGACATGTTACCCCCTAATGGGAGGTTCTCCCCTGTTATTATTGTTTATCAGCTTTAGTAGATAGTTTAAGTATAGCGTTACCGTAATCCTCTACTGTTAGGTAGTCGATAGCGGTCTTTTTATAGGCTTGGGCTACTGACGAGTGGGCTACACCTTTAGAGTCTGCTAGGTCGATTATGGTGGATAGTTGATCAGGTGTTAAGTGCATAACTTGCGGTTCGGGCTTAGGTTGTGGCTTGGGCGCTTGCTTAGGTTGCGATTTAGGCGACTCTTGTTGCGGTTGTCCAATTTGACCATCTAACACATCATGCTCACAAATTTCGTAGGCTAGAAGGTACATATAACGTCTCATGTAGGTATGTTGGCTACCAAGTTCCTGTATCGGTGATGCATTACCTTGTAACTTAGCGTGGGCTACAGGTGATGTAAACTCAATCATGCCTTCGCTGTCGTGGTCATAGATGCGGAGTGTAGCGGTTGTGTCTGTGAGTGAGAATACAGATGTTAGTCCTATTTGCTCGTTGATTGCGTTGACTGTTGGTAGAAAGTCGTCAAGTTCCATGTAGTCAAATTTAAGATGCTGATTCTTGCCTGATTTCTTTATTGGTGATTTCTGTAGTAATACCCTTGCGCCAGCTAACTTTTTATAAATATTCATGTGTCACCCCTTTTTATTTTATTTGAAGGTTCTGCTTCTCTTCGATGTGTGCGCCAGTGACCACAAGTCCGTTTTTAACCGCTAATTTAATAGCCACCTTGTCAATATCCACAACAGTCTTAAAACGCTTGTACGTGTCATTTAAAGCTTCTGTGTCGTCGATGACAACTGAGTCTGATTTACGGTAACTAAATTTAAAGAGTGGTGTATCTAGTTTAGCAATGCCCATCTGCTTGAGGTTGTAGTCTAGGTAAGACTTAATTTGCTCAGACTTGCTATCGTTCTGACGTTTCTTAGCTGCCAATCTGTCCATTTCAACTTTATATGCTATGGACTCCGCTTCGAGTTGTGTGATCAATTTTGCAATGTTATCAGCTTTTTCTTGCACTGTGTCGGTGAGTGATGCAAGGACGGTTTCTAGTGATTCACTGTCTAGGTCTAAATCAAGTATATCTTGGTACGTCTGAGTAATTTCGTACAATTTGAGTGACATAACGTTAATCTCCTTATCTGCCGTTGGCTTCGTCATGGTCTATTTGGTTCAGTTGGTTATACTTAGCCATCATTTCGATAGCTTCGTTCGTCGTGATGCTGTCTGTGGCTCGTAGGTGCATAATCTGATCAATACTGTGTGCGTTCATCTGCTAACTCCTTTCGTAACTGCTCGATTTTCTTTTGGTTTTTAATCCAGGTTAACGCGTGGTTGATGCTAGACTTGAAATTGAAGTTTTCGTTGAGGTACTTGTTCTCAGCTTCAAGCTGCTTAATTAGTTGCTCTTTCATGGTTGCACCTTAGTAATCGTGATTTTTCCTTTCTCTGACGTGACAATAACTCGTTCATCTTGCTCAAATCCGGCATTTTTTATAAGCGACATACCTAATTTTATAGCGATACTGTTTGATGCTTTGTAGAATTTAGGATTTTCCTTCATTTGTGTCTCCTTCCTCATATTCAAGTTCTAAGTGTGTTACTACACCATCTTTACATACGTAAGCAGTATTTGTAAAAAGTTCATTAACACATAACGCGGACAGATTAGAACATTCAACGATTTTGCTAGGTCTTAATGTGATAGATAAGCTGTTCATTGTGATACCTCCTATAAGTTGATTGCCATGTTTAACATCATGAGTAGGTAAAGCGTGCCAATGGTGTAGACTGCTTTGGTGAGGAATTTGGTGTTCATATGACCTCATTTCGCGGTTTAGGTTTACCGCAAACATGTTCGGGTTAGTTGTCTTGAAGTTCTTTTATTGTATTTCTGACGGACGTTAGCGTTTTAGTTGCACCGTATTTACCAATCATTATTTTAATTTGATATTCAAACTTTTCAAAATCTATTTGAGTTACGCTTTTTTCTTGGTTAGGTTCAACACCCATTGCAGACCAATAAATTGTGTGTTTATTCATATAACCTCCACTCGATTTATGATTATCGAGAACCGTATATTTATGCGCCGTGTGCGTATGGTACAGGTTCATGCATTGCTTGAATGAATATCAGGTTAGGATCAGTTAGGAAACCTTTATCCTGCAGTAATTCAACAAGAACTTTTTTTCCACCGTTCGGAAAGTATGGTTTATATTTGTTGTCAGTATAAGCAAGATAACCACGGTCATCTTTTAAGCAATATTGTCCTTTGGGCTGTAAGTAACCGCCTTTTGTTGGGTCGAAAAATCTTTCTGTTGTTATTCTAACTATTTTCATTTGTAACCTCCTGTGTGGGTTGTTTAACTAAGTACAGTGTACCATGCGGTGTACCATGTGTCAATAGGTAATGTTGTGGTGTGAAGAAATAATTTTATTGTGGTGGTTCAATGATGAAAATGGTATAATATAGATAGGACTCGACGGGGTTCTATTGACAATTACTTTACGGTATTAGAGGACAGAGGTTGCAACCTTTTTAAATGCCTACACATTTAATTACTCTAATGCTAACAATCCATGTAGGGGGCAACTATGAGCAAATTATTATTGAACGAACAACCATTGTTAATCATGCCACAACTAGCCACGAAGATAGGTTTAAACGAATCTATCGTTATCCAGCAAATACATTATTGGAATGTGATTAATGAGAAAGCAAAGAACAATTACAAATCCGGTTACTATTGGACATTTAATAGCTATGAAGAGTGGTCTAACCAATTTCCATTTTGGTCTATAAGCACTATACAACGGACGGTTGCAAAGCTAGAAAAATTGAAACTTATAGTGGTAGGAAACTTTAATAGACTGAAAATAGATCGTACTAAATGGTACAGAATAGATTACTTTGTGCTTGAAGCTGTTGAATCATCACCATTTGGTCAAATTGACATGACCAACATATCAAAATGGCATGACCATCTTAGCAAATTGACACGACCATTACCAGAGATTAATCCTGAGACTAATCCTAAGACTAATGGTAACTTGCTTCTATCGAATCAAGCGCACTTATTTCTTGATACCTTTAAGCGTTACTTTGGATATAACCACAGGACGGTTAAGTTAGAGCCTAACGGTGATAATTTAGAGGGTTATGACGATGGACAACTTCAAGATGCTTTTGTTGAGTATTTTCAGAAGTACGGAATAAACAATAAAAAGAAAAACCTAGAGCAATGCAGTATTGAAAATGTGTTTGCATCGTTTGTTAGATACGCATTAATAGAGAATTGGTAGAATAGATAAAGATGTCTAACCATGTCAGTATCACAAGTAGGTTACTTAACAGGTATATTAGTTACAGTGGTTATTATACTGGGCATAGCGTGGGACTTTTACAAGTGGTGTGTGATTAAAAGGAGGTAATAAGATGGCTGATAAGAATAAGGGACCAACTAAACTGACGGATAAGCAAGAGCGGTTTGTTATGGCTGTTATAGAAGGCAAGTCACAATCTGATGCGTTTAGGTTAGCTTACGACACATCTAAATATACAGAGAAGTCGATACATGAGCGAGCAAGCGCAATGATGGCAAATGTCAAGGTAAAGTCAAGGTACGAAGAATTACACGGTAAAATTAGAGATAAGGCTGAAAAGAAGGCTATTTTTACTGTTGAAGGTGTTTTAAATGACATGAAAGAGTTGATTGAACGCAACAAGGGTGAAGATGATCGTGTTGCTATAGACGGGTTAAAGACGGTTATGAAACACTTAGGAATGTTAACTGATAAATTAGAATTAAGCGGAGAGATCAAGATGCCTACAATTATCATAGGTAAGTGATATGGAACGAACCAAGGAAATCAAACTTACCTCGTTGTACTTTGATCATGTATATGGTGCTAAATATGATGCAGTTGTCCAAGTAGGTGGTCGTTATAGTGGTAAGTCTTACAATAGTCAGATTGAAGAAGCCGCCAACCTAGCGAGCAAGGAAAATTACAAGTTACTTATTATACAAGAGTTAGATAAAGGTTCGTCTGATGGTTACTATGCAGGTCTGGTTGATAAGATAGGACAGTTTGAACATCTACCAGCTTACAATATAACCACAAGTAGCACCAAGATAACAAATAACATCAATGGCAACGTTGCGCTATTTAGAGGTTACAAGACAAAACAACAGAAGATGGACGTTAAGAACATCGACCAAGTAACGAAGATTGTTGTTGAAGAAGGTGATTGGATGTCTTACGATGACTTCCTGGCTCTGATACAACAGTTAAGGGGTAAGGTTGAAGAGGACAGACGGTTAGATATACTATTGAATCCTGTCAATGAATATTGTTTTGTTAACTCTGAGTTGATAGAGACAGAACCGGATTGCGTGATAGAATATTTTCCTAATAGCAGACGACCAAAGGTATTTGAGAAGAGTATACGAACACACTTCACTAATGAAGATGGCAAGGAAGAAGATGCGACCATTAACATACTGATTGTGCTATCGACTCATTATGACAACCATAACCTAACTAGCATACAAAGAGCAGCTATAGAGGTATATAGAGTTTCTGACCCTGAGAAGTATAAACAATTAGGCGAAGCAAGGTTCATTAAATCATCCGGTTCGTTCTTTCACGAATTTAACAAAGAAATTCACGTTGTTGAGCCTTTTGTTATACCACCAACATGGACGCGTTACCGCTCAATTGACTATGGTCTTGATATGCTGGCTGTACTATGGTTTGCTGTATCACCTACTAATGAGGTGTATGTATACAAGGAGTTGCATGAGTCCGATAGAATTATCAGCGATGCTGCTAGAAGGATATTAGAGGTTAATGGTACAGACTCTATAAGGTTAACCTACGCGCCACCTGACCTGTGGAGTAGGACTAAAGATACAGGTAAGTCAATACAAGAGACATTCATGGCTCACGGTGTTCCTTTCTACCGTTCAAGCAACGCTAGGATAGAAGGTTGGTTAGCTGTCAAAGAAGCTATTAAGATCATAACCACTAAAGATGTGCATACAGGGGTAGAGTATAAAACCTCTAATCTACGCATATTTAGTAACTGCGCTAATCTAATTAAAAACATTGCGACAATACAGCGTGATGAGAAAGAACCGAACGACTGCGCAGACACACCGCATGATATTACTCATGTATGTTTATCTGGAGACACTATTGTATGTTTAGATAATCGTAATATTAAAATTAAGGATATGGTTGGTACAACCGGAATGGTTAAATGCTACGACACAATCAATAATGTAGAAACTGTATCTAAATATTATAACGTTCATATTACTGATGATGAATCAGAAGTGATATCTATTGAGTTTGAGAACGGAGACGTCGTAAAATGTACCGGAAATCATCCGTTCTTAACCAACTTAGGTTGGGTTAATGCAATCGATTTGACTGATAAACACGACATTATTACCATTTGATGCTCTGCGGTATTTATGTTATAATATAATCATACAGGAGGAAATATATGATTATATTAGATGAAAATAAATTTTGGATGTCGAAGCAAGGGTATTATGTTGGTAATGTTGGTGGTTGTATTAAAAGATTACACGTTTATGTATATGAAAAGCATTATGGAAAAATAGAAAAAGGTTTTTATGTTCACCATAAAGATCACAACAAATCGAACAATGATATTGATAATTTAGAATTGATTCGTGCGTCTGGACATCAATCTTATCACGGTAGCTTGGGAGATATAACAAAATTAAGAGAAAATCTAGACAAATATCGTCATTTAGCTTCAATTTGGCACGGTTCTTCAAATGGTATAGACTGGCACAAACAACATTATGAAAACATGAAACATAAACTTCACGAAAGATATACTAAAAATTGTTTGGTTTGTGGTAAAGTGTTTGAAACTGACAAGAAGGGTAAGTTTTGTTCTAATAATTGCAAGAGTAAAAATAGGTTTAATACAAAAGCGTCTCATGTTCATAAAACTTGCGCCATGTGTGGTGTCGATAGATTTGTTAACAAAAGTTCTAAGGCGATGTATTGTGTTGCATGTAGTCCTATTGTGGCAAGTGAAACCAAGAGGTTGAAACGTGAAAATAAAAAGAATAACAAAGATTAATGAACGAGAACCAGTTTATAATATGTATGTAGAAAATCATAACAACTTTGCTATAGAGTCCGGGTTAGTTGTCCATAATTGCGACAGCTTACGTGGTTTCTGCATCGTTAGATATGCACAGCACGTGGATAATACTGTGGATAAGTACGCAGACAATCAACATAATGACGTTAATAACTATATGGAGGTTATGACAAAATGGAAATAATGTTAGTATTACTGACTTTAGCATTAGGATTAGCTATTGGTTACATCATTGGCATGGATAAGACAGGCAAGAAGGTTGCTATCATCAAGGCTCAAGAGGTTTCACTCAAAGAGCAAGAGGACGAACGTATCAAATCAGAACACTTTCAGGCGCTCATGAATTATGATACAAATCAGGCTTACAATCGAGGGGGTAGATGATGGCATACAGGGACAAGGTTAAAAAAGAGGACTATACAAAGAGTTGGAAACGGTACGACACTGGTAGAAGGTGGAACAATTCGTTGCAGAATAGATACTACGATACAATCACAACCAACTGGGAGTTCTATAACGGTAATCAGTGGGTTAATGCTACAGGTTTAAGTAGTGATCTACCACAGCCAGTGTTTAACATTCTCAAGCGGTCGCTGTTATTCTTCGTATCCATGATGACTTCATCTTCTATCACTGGGGAATACAAGACTCAGTTAATGCGTGATGATGATTATCAAGACTTGGATAACATGACAGCTATCGTGGCTTCTGCTGACTTTAAAAACTACTTAGAGCGGATTAAGATTGACATGTTGGCAAGAGATTTACTAGTAGATGCTGGCGTTACAGGTGATATGGCATACCACATGTATTTTGACCGTAATGCTAAACCATACGGTCTCAACTCTATCGTTGAGGGTCAAAATGAGATTGAAACCATTGACGGTGTTAACCTTTACATGTCTAACCCTAACAGTCGTGACGTACAAAAACAGCAATACATCGGTATATACGGGCGTGACACGGTGGATAATATCAAGCAAGAGATTAAGTTTCATCAAAAACTAAAATCGCTTGATGAGTTGGTTATATCGCCTGACAGCGAGACAGAAGATCAAGAATCTATTGATGGTAAGCAAGAGTTAGACAGTGACGAGTTTGGCAAAGTTGGTTATGTACTTGAATACTATAAGAAGCGCAATAAGAAAGGCATAATCACCGTACACGCTACGAAGTCACTAGTTGACAGAGTTATTTTTGAGGACGTAGACACAGGCCTTTACCTATATCCTATTGGCTTTAACAACTGGGAACATCAGAAAAATCAATGCCATGGTAGAGGGTTAGTAACTGACATTGTACCTAATCAAATATTCGTTAATCGTATGTTTGCGATGGCTATGTATCACTTACAACAGACTGCGTTTCCTAAGGCTGTGTATGACCGCAATATGATTAGTGGGTGGTCTAACGCTATCGGTTCGGCTATTGCTATCAACCGCCAACCTGGGGAATCAATATTTAATATGGCTGGCTACTTACAACCGGCTACGATGTCACCACAGATTACACAGTTGATTGAAATGACTATCAAGTACACTAAGGAAATGATAGGTGCTAACGATGCTTTGTTAGGTGACATCAACCCTGAGCAAGCGAGTGGCGCAGCTATTAGTGTAACGGCTAGACAGTCAGGCGTACCTTTAGAGGGTCCTAAGTCTAACTTATATGAAATGATTGAAGATATGATGCACATTTACGCAGATATGGCTGGTACTTACTACGGTTCACGTCCTATTGTTGCCGATATGCCTGAGATTGGTAAGCAAGTAGTAGAGTTTGACTTTGCTAAACTAAAGGATATGCAGTTTAACGTTAATGTTGACGTTGGTGCGACCACTTATTACTCACAGATAGCACAACAAGCCACGCTAGATAACTTACTAGCTAATGGTATGATAGAATTTGCCGACTACTTAGAGCGAGTGCCAGAAGGTTTCGTACCTGAGAAGCAAGGGTTAATCACTAAGATTAAAGAGAAGGCTGAATTAATGGCTCAACAGGCTCAAATGCAAATGCCTGTGCAACCTGATATGGGTATGCAAGCGCCACCTATGTAGTATTAAATAACGCTTGATGTAGTATGCAATACTATGTCTTGCGTTTTTTATTGTTTATGGTAAAATATACACATAAGGCAACCATACCTATTGAATAAAGGAGATTTAACCCATGGACAACCAAATCCAAGAACTAGATTATTTATTACCCGAAGGCTTTGAAGAAGAGGAAATACCATCCGAACTTGAGCCTAATGAAACACTAGAGACACATGAGCAATCAACCGAGGACAAACAACCGGAGTTTGACCTAAGAGACCTTGAAATTAAACATTTTAAAGATGTTAAAAAACTCAAGGACTTCACGCCTGACGAACTCAAAGAGTATGTTCAGAAGGGTTTGGATTATGATCGTGTCAAAGAACAACGTAAACAATTTGAGGAAAAGAGCAACGAGCTAGGTACATTTGAGAAGTTAGCAACCGAGTACGGCTACAGTGCTAAAGAGTTTGCTGAGATGCTTCACAATAACCGTATGCAATCACGAGCAGAGAATAACGAAACAACCTTAGAATTTGAGCAAAGAGCCTACGAACTCGAACAGAAAGCAAGACAAATTGAAGCTTATGAGACTGAGCAAAAGAATAAGTCGGCACAGACAGAGCAGATTGATGCGTTTATCAGGGAATATCCTAATGTGGACCCGAACGCACTGCCTAAAGAGGTGTATGAAGCTGTACTTAATGGCGAGTCTTTAAAGCAAGCTTACGCAGTACATCAAAACAAACAACTACAAGCCGAGTTAGATAGGTATAAGAAACTCGTTGAGAATGTAAAATCTTCCCCTGTTACTAGCACGACTAATAATGGCGGAACTGGTACACGTTCAGATGATGATTTCTTAGCTGGTCTATTAGGCAACTAAGAAAAGAGGTATACACATGGCTGTAAATTTGGCAAAGAAGTATCAAAGCGCAATTGATCAACAGTACTCTAAAAAATCACTAACTAAAGCAATGTTTGGTATGAAGTATGACTTTATCGGTTCTAAAACCGCTGTAGTTTACACACTAACTTCTCAAGCACTTGCTGATTATACTAGAACAGGTGCAAATAGATTCGGTTCTCCGGCTGAGTTACAAGATGTTACACAGGAATACTCAATCACTAAAGATCGTGGATTCTCTATCACAGTTGATAAGGGTAACTATATGCAAGGTAATCTTGTTAAGACTACTGGTGCTGTTATCAAGATTCAACTTGAGGAAAGATTCATTCCTGAGCAAGATTTGTATAACCTGACTGTCTTAGCTGCTTCTGCTGCTACAGCTTCTCAAGTTGCCACAGCCGCTATTACCGCATCCAACGCATACGAAAAGTTCCTAGATGCTTCTGTAGCCTTAGACAATGCGTTAGTTCCTAGAGATGGCCGTGTTGCTGTTGTATCACCATCATTCTACAAGTTCATTAAGCTTGATGGTAACTTTATTAAAGCATCTGACATGGGTCAAAAGATGTTAGTTAATGGTCAGGTTGGCGAGATTGATGGCGTTGCTATCGTTGTTGGTTACACGGCTATTCTTCCAACTAACACAGCTTTTATCATGACTCACCCATCAGCTAACGCTGCACCTATGCAACTTGAAGAGATTAACACGCACGACAATCCTCCTGGTATCTCAGGCGCACTAATTGAGGGTCGTTTCATCTATGATGCGTTCACCTCAGTACCTAAAATTAAAGCCGTGTATCAGCATAAAATCGCATAGGTTAGCTTATGAAATTTATTAAAGATGGCTTAACGATTGACGAACCAGTCGAGAATAATTATAGTATATGGTTACGGACTGGCTTTGTAGAAGTAACAGAAGAACCGAAGAAGGTTGCTAAAACTAAATAGCCAACCAAACCATAGGGCGGTGTACATTTAACAGTGTGCATCGCCTTTTTAACTTGAAAGGGGTATCGTATGAACTCAATGGCATTTGGAGCGAATGGAACATATATTAATAACACAACTACAACAGCACCAGCAAGCAATCCTTTTACAGTGATCAATGCGCTAGTTGATTGCACTGTAGTGTTGGCTAGTAATTGGATTGATGGATTGACTCCTACGGTTGTAATGATAGCTGGTCAGACTATCTACGGTGTATTTACATCAGTACAAACAACTGGCACAGTAGTAGCCTACAAGTAAGGGGGCAAACATGCCACAATTAGGACTAGGCCTTGGCCTACACAAAGGCAACTTAATACAATCAGCACAGCAACAGTTAATCCGTTCATCAGACTTCTACCTTGACCCGAACAAAGCAGACGGTCAACCATGGGAGAAGCTAGAACCTAGAACGCTACCCAATGGGGTTAGCAACTCAGACTATTTGCAGAATGTTAGTGCGGATGTGGTGTTTAATGGTAGTGAAGATTGGCAACCATATGCAGACACTCAAACTGATGTTCTTGGTTTTTATATTTCTAACGCAACTCCAAATTCTGATGTATCAACCAGTACTAACTACGTGATAGATGGGTATTTTAGTAATCTTAAAACAATAGTTGATATTGGCTTTGGCGGTGCGTTAGTAGTCAACTATGAGGCGTTTTACAGAGAAAAATCAATAATAAAATTATCAATAGCAAAAACAAAAGTCTCAAATCTTTCGACATTCAAAGCATGGCTTGCATCAAACCCCATCACCATCCGCTACCAACTAGCCGCACCAATAGACACGCTCAACTCACCCTTCACCAACCCGTGGGTAGACTTGAGTGGGGTGGTTGGTAAGAACTTGTTTGATGTTATGCGACCATTTAACGAAATAACGACTAACACAACATTGAACTTTAGTGGAAATGGTTTTATCGTAGCTTCAAGTGTTGCAGGTTTATTTAAAAATGCTGAATATGTCGTTCAGTTAGCACCACTCACACGATACACGTTGAAATACACATCGACACGAACAGGCACAACTGGTGGTGGTGTGACAATACACTCATCCCCGTCAGGAGCAAATCAAATATCAGGTGGTAGTAGTACTCTAAATGGAGTGTGGACTTTCACCACAACAGCAACGGGATTGATTTATTTTAGATATCAATGTACGGGCGGAACGTCAGAAGTTGCATCAGCGACCTTTACAAACATCCAACTCGAACTCGGCTCAGTCGCCACCGCCTACGAACCCTACGGCAAAGCCAACTGTCTACTCAACGGCTTCGCTGGCACAACGGCTAGTGGGTATGGTTTATTTCCTGTTAAGGGTGTCGGGGATGATATACCTTATACGAACTTGGTGATAAATAGTGATTTTAGTCAGGGGACTACTGGGTGGGGATTCGGAAATTCAAGTTTAACTGGGACAACATCTGTATCAAGTAATACATTAACACACACTTGCAATGGTGGTTTTGGGTTTGGATATTCATTGCAAAGCAAATCTTTAGATTTGAATAAGAGATACTATGCAATAACAAAAGCTAGAGTAACAAATTCAAATTGTCAATCATTACAGTTGTTAATTGGTTCAGCAAATACAGTTAGCAAAGAATCTCCAGTTCAAAATATATGGTACGCTATGAGTGGCATCTTAAATGTTGTATCATTTGACAATATTATATATCTAAGACACCAATATGCAGATGCTACAATTGCTAATGGGAAAGTCGCTGAATTTCAACAAGTGCAACTCATCAACCTCGACGACAACCCACAAGTCCAAGCCCTAGAAGCCAAACTCGGCAGACAACTCACTGTAGCTGAGTGTGACTTGCTATTCTCATTCACGGCAACGAGTGCAACGGTTAAGGCTAAAGGTGTACCATTCCTCAACCTAGATAGCACAAACGACTTCGGTCAGTTTGCTAACATGGACGTGCTAAACCCTGTGGGGACGGATGACTTTGCGCAGATGGTGGTGTTAAGGCCAGATGATACGACTGCAACTAGATTTTATGGCATATCTAGAAATGACACATCAGAAGCAAACGCTCAATATTCAATAAGATTTTCTAGCGATGGTAGCATGTACTATACAATAAATGGAGTAATACGAACAGTTTCTTTAAGTTCAACAGATTTAAAGTATGTATTGTTTGGAAGAATAAACAATACAAGGTTTGCAAACGTAAATGGTATAGAAGTTGATAGCTTTTCATACCCAACAGCAATAACGACTAGATTAAATACACAACTCGGTTGTCGTTCTGACAGTTTAGATGGTTTAACTAAAACTGCTTTTTATGACGGCCTCCAAGGCGATATCGCCTTCTGGAAAGGCCCACAAGGTACACTAGACAAAACTAAGATAGTCTCGCTTGTTTCGAAGGCGATGAAAAGTAAGTATGGATTGGGGGTATAACATGATTAATTGGATAGTAGCAACAGAAGCACAGTATCAATCGGTTAACATTCCACTATCGCCATACGCTAGACGGTTTACTACTGGCACGCCAAGTGGTGATATGGAGTTTATCATTGAACATGTTGACAATCAATCGGATAAGTTTGAGGAAATAGTTCATTTATTACCTGTGGATTGCTTCATGTCAGACGCTACGCTACAACTAATCTTGCCAGTGGAGGTGGACAATGGCATTACAAACGTTTAATAACTTAGAGGGTCAGGGTTCTGTTAGGGGTAAGATTAATACCGCTATCAACGCAACTGAAAAGTTAATCGTCAAATCAATTGATTTCACCGCTACTGCAGACTTTGCAAGCGGAACGGTAACATCACAGACTAGCAACTCTATTACAGACTCAGGTAAATCGTGGTCTACTAACCAATTCGCTAACAAGGGTGTTAGACTCCTAACCGCTACAGGTGAGGTGGACTACGCTATCGTAGCAAGCAACACAGCTACACAGTTAGTGTTTGACGATGCACACGCTGGATTCACATTTGCTAGTTACAGAATCTTATCCACATTTGAGATTACTCAGGTTAACTCAATTACAAGCGTGGGTATTTTAGCTAACGATTGCGCGATATTATTGCCAGACCTAACCACAATTGATAATAGGGTGTTTGTGAAGGTTTACCTTGAGCAATCTAATAATAATGGTAAACGCGCAGCAATCATTTGCCGTGGCACGCAAAGACAACGTGGCATGAAGTATGGTTTCCTCAACTATAAATATGAGGGTGTAGATTTTTGGACACACGACCTTGTAGCGCTACACTGGGATATTTTACAGTTAGACAACATCAAGCGTTATTCCTCTGCTACAATTACAACTAACGTACCATTAGCATCGACTAGCAACGTCATTGTACTACCATTCACAAGTATGACAGTAGGCACACAAAGACGATTTGAGACGTTTAACCGTTCAACATTCCTATGGTTCAAATACATGTCAATCACTCCGCTAACAATTGTTGTGCGTGGCTCATTGATAGTTACTCGCTCAGGCGGTGGGTCTAGTGAAGTTACAGTTGCAGTCAGGATTAAAAAGT